GCCCTTACAGAGGCAAATACCTTACTGCTTAAACCAGCTGGAGCTTACGAGTATGACATCTTCATGCGTCGCGGAACAGTCATGGAGCGTCTTATTTACGGTTCCGTAACTGTACGAGCCAACGTCACTAAAGGAGTTCCAGTAGACCCAATCAGTTAATACCATGCCATCAGATACCTACATCTTGACCATCTCAGACGCTGGCGTTTCAGTTCCGTCCAGCCACGCCAGCACCCACATTACTGGTGGTAGCGACGTGATCCCAACTGCGACAGCGACCGCAAGCGGCCTGATGAGCCCCGCGATCTTTGACCAACACGTCACCAATACCGCCAAAGTCTCAAACGCCACCCATACTGGCGACGTGACTGATGCGTCTGGTGTCCTTACCGTTGGCAAGATCAATGGCATCTCGATGGCTGGTCTGGCAACAGGCATCCTCAAAAACACGACTAGTACCGGTGCGCCATCTATCGCTGTTGCCGCTGACTTCCCCACACTAAACCAGTCTACAACAGGCAATGCTGCTACTGCTACACTGGCAACTACCGCTACCAACATCGCTGGCGGAGCTACTGGCGCTGTCCCATACCAGACAGCCAACAATAGTACTGCGATGCTAACGTCTGGAGCTAGTGGTGCTGTGTTGAAATCTAACGGCGCAGCTGCTCCTTCTTGGTCTGTTGTCGAGAAGTCAATGCTCAGTACGGCATTGTCTAACGAGATTACAGCTAATACTGCCAAAGTTACGAACGTCACACATACCGGTGATGTCACTGATACAGCTGGTGTACTTAAAGTTACGAAGATCAATAACGTCTCCCTTGCTGGTTTGGCTACTGGTATTCTCAAAAACACAACGAGTACCGGAGAGCCTTCAATTGCTGTCGCTGCTGATTTTCCTACGCTAAACCAAAGCACAACTGGTAATGCAGCTACCGCTACGTATGCGACATCAGCTGGTTCTGCTACGACTGCAACATCAGCTGGTTCCGCTACGACTGCAACATCTGCTACAACTGCAACTACCGCTACAAACTTAGCTGGTGGTAATGTAGGTTCTATCCCGTACCAGTCTGCTGTAGGTGCTACAGCAATGTTGGCTACAGTATCTAATGGTTTCTTAAGAGCGAACGGTCTTTCTGCTCCGTCATGGGCTACAATAAACATATCTGATGTAAGTGGTGTAGTTCCTGTACAAATGGGAGGCACTGGTTTTTCGTCGTACTCCATCGGTGATATCGTGTATGCCAACACGAGTTCTAATTTTGGTAGGCTCTCAAGCATAGGAACTGGTAATGTACTCCTATCCGGTAACATCAATAACGCGCCTTCGTATGGTAAAGTCGGTCTAACAACCCATGTATCTGGCACTCTTCCGGTTGGGAGTGGGGGTACTGGAACGGGGACGTTAACGGGTTACGTAAAAGGAACTGGCACTACTGCAATGACGGCAAGTGCTACTATCCCAACTTCGGATCTTACTGGTACTATCTCTGTCTCTAACGGCGGAACCGGAGCATCAACACTAACGGGTTACGTAAAAGGAACTGGCACTACCGCAATGACAGCCAGTAGCACAATCCCAGTTGCCGATATTACTGGCACTCTTGCAGTTGTAAATGGTGGTACTGGAGCAACCACACTAACCGGTTATATTAAAGGTACTGGTACTACCGCAATGACGGCAAGTGCTACTATCCCAACTTCAGATCTTACTGGTTCTATTTCTGTCTCAAATGGTGGTACTGGAGCGTCGTCACTAACAGGTTACGTGAAAGGAACTGGCACTACTGCAATGACGGCAAGTGCTACTATCCCAACTTCAGATCTTACTGGTTCTATTTCTGTCTCAAATGGTGGTACTGGAGCGTCGTCACTAACAGGTTACGTGAAAGGAACTGGCACTACTGCAATGACAGCTAGTGACACAATCCCAGTTGCAGATATTACTGGTGTTCTTCCTGTATCAAAAGGCGGTACTGGTTATGGTTCTGATGGTATCGGTACCCTCTCATTTGATACCACTCCAGATACCGGTACCGCACTAACTGAAGGCCAACTTCGATGGAACAGCACGGACAAAACTCTAGACCTAAAGATGTCCGGTACTTCTGTTACACAGCAAATTGGTCAGGAAGTATTGATGTTTGTCAATGCTTCAGAGAATATCCTAAACGGTCAAGTCGTTTACATTAATGGCTCCTTTGACGGAGTTCCTGAAGTCGGGCTTGCTTCTAACGACGCATTGTCATCGAAAGCAGTGGTAGGGGTAGCTACACAAGATATTGATATCGGTGAATCGGGTTATGTTACTTTGAGTGGGTTAGTGCGGGGGTTAAATTTGGGGGCGTATCTTAGTGGTCAAGAAGTATGGTTATCGTCTGGCGGTGGGTTTACGGCGACCGAACCGACGTACCCATTGTATAAAGTACGTGTTGGCTATGTCGCACACGCTGATAGTGGAAACGGTTCCCTTTATGTTATCCCTGAATATTTTGAAAATGGATTAGTTAACGGTACCGGTAAAATTGGATATACTTCTGGTTCTGGTGGTACTATTACACAACCTACTAGCAAATCAAACGGGGTCACATTAAATAAAACTAACGGTCAGATTACAACAAGCTCTGCCTCCCTTGCTGGTGGCGCTAGTGTGTCGTTTACTCTTACTAACTCTAAAATTGAAACCGAAGACATTGTAGTTATGAACCACCATTCTGGCGGTAACTTGGGTGATTATATTTTTAATGCCCGAACAAATAGTGGTAGCGCAACAATTAATATTCGCAACCATACAAACGGGGCTTTATCTGACGCAATCGTTATTTCCTTTGTCGTTATTAAATCAGTAACTGCTTAATTTTAAACTATAGATTATATGCCAAAAGATACAATTACCGTAGAGCTAGATAGCAGCATCAGCGAAGGGCTTACTGTTTACAAAGACCAACCAACTACTATTGATTTATTCGATATTTTTCAGATAAAAGACGTTAACGGCAGTACAATCACAACTAATATTTCGGAGGAGTACGACACAGAGACGGAGGGTACATCTCTTACCGGTGAGAAGATTGTAAAAGTCAGCACACACCCTAGTGGTTATGCGCGTGTTCTTAGCTCCGATGGAACTATAGGCAGATGGGGGAGGTTTTTTCAAGACTCTTCACCTTATACCTCAGATGTATATAATGTAATAGCTGACGGTGACTATTATTCTGATCCTAATTTGTTTTATGCAACAACGCCTGATAACTACAAAAACTGGATTGTTGATCTTACTTATTATAATGATTATTTTCGTGGTAAAGGTCCTTGGTCTGCCGATGCACATGCGCTTAATGTATCTGTTAATATTTCTGACGATAAGTCTAATATTACTACTAGCAGTAATTTCCAATCGGCATTAGTGAGACCATTAGTAGCCGCACAAGATACTTCGTTTACGCTACTAAAAAATGAGGACAATAGTTCTATTATTTCGGGTAAGACTATCTCTAAAATCAAACAAATTGGTGTCGGCTATAAGGGTAGCACTACTCAATCACGGACTCATAGTTCTAGTAAAATAGATTATGGCGTTCTTTTTACTGACGGTACCGCTGCCACAGTTACTTTAAGTACAGGCACTGAGCCGTACACTATTCCAGTTGCCGGAGTAATACCTACAAGTGGTTCGATAGAAATAAAAGTTACAAAACAAACACAAGAACTAGAAGAATTTCCTGTTACCGACGCTATACGCGTAGGACCTTATGGTGATAGTGTCATAATTAACAGCGATAAAGATTCCTATTTAGTTAATAAAACAACTAATCAAGTTTTTCGCAGCAATAATACTGCTGTGTATGGTAAATCTTTTACAATTGATTTACCATATAGTGGTGTTAAACCAACTAGTTCTTTTGTAAATACTCCGCTATTTACTGCTGATTCAACCGGTCTTTACGTTTTATTTAGAGATAACTCTAGTTATTCGACTCTTAATATTTACAAGTATGCTAATGGTGGTTGGGCTGAAGTTACTGGTATTTTCGTTATAGTAGGGTCTCAAATTAATGAAGAAACTCGTATTATTAAAGATACTAATAATAATTTTTATATTTTTGTTCGTAATTTAATTTACAAAATAACATCAGCTGGGGTTGTTTCTGTTTTTGCAGGAGCATCAAATCAGTACGGTTATGTGGATGCAACGGGAACTGCTGCTAGGTTTGGACGTTTTGTAGGTACTCCGGTAATTGATTCTAGCAATAATATTTATGTATGCGACAGTCGTGTAGCCGTAGGTAATGCGACAACGGCTGGTGAGTACTCCGTTAGAAAAATTTCACCTAGCGGTGTGGTTACGACCTTCCATAAACAAACAAACTCAACCCAAACCGCAGTGCCTACTGCGGGTAGTATACAAGTTAACGTTAAAAAAACGGTTGGTAATTACGCACAGGTACCATTTACTTCAGCCTTCCGTAATGGTATGTATGGTAATACTATTGAACTTACAAGCGATACTGATGGTTATTTAGTTGATTCTGATAATTATAATAAAGTAGTTCGTAATTTTTCGGGTGCTCCTTTGTTTGGGAAAAAGTTTTCTATTCCCTCTCCGGTATCTAATAAAGGAGAATTTAAAGCAACAGAGATTTATACAACCACCCCAGACGATCCAGATTGTATTTATGTTTTGTTTAAAGGCAAGGAACAGACGGTACAGCTTTCACAAGCAGCTTACGCAGCAAAACTTGAAAGAAATCAAAATGAGATTTCACAAATAAACGCTGTTAAAACCCAACTTACAAGCCAGATTTCTTTAATAGAGAACGATCTTAATGCCCTTTATCAAAAAATAGAAGAGTATAGTGATTATTATGGTTACTATAACCCCAGCTCGTCTCTTGTTGAGCTAGTAAGGGAAAAAAGGCAACAAGCTAATGGATTACAAGACGAATTAAGAGTAAAAAAAGCGGATCTTAAAGAAGCTAACTTTGAATATGAGCGACTTACAAACGCAGTAAACCAAATACTTTATTCTTATATTATTTATAAATACAACGGTTCGGTATGGTCCGAAGTAACTGAACCTTTTGAAGTACCTTTTTCAAACATTTCTAGTATTCTTGTAAGATCTGGTGTTTATTATCTTTTGCAAGATGTCTCTGTTTATAAAGTAACATCTACAGGAACCGTTTCTCTCCACGCTAACTGGGGCACTGATCAATCTATAGTATCTCCAGTAATTGACTCTAGTGGGAATATTTACGCGTGTGAGGTTCCTTATAGGGGGGTACCGCTTAATAACAGTAGTGTAGCTGGACCATTTAATGTAAAAAAAATAAATAGTAACGGAGTTGTTTCGGTTTTTTATGCTGGTACTCCTACATGTAAACCCACGTCGGTTGCTATTGGGACTAATGGTAATGTTTTTATAACTAACTATGCAATACAAAATAATAATTCAGAGTACGTTGATGCATATGGTATAAACATGAGTAGGATTGAGAGGGTATCTCAAACGCAACAAGTTACTCCAACTAATCTGTATGCTGCGGCGGTATGGTCTGATTATTCAGGTAATTTATATACTACAAAAACTTATAGACCTAGCGCAGATCATACAAACCCTTCTGACTTCAAAATCAGAGTAGGTAAAATAGTAAATAATAATACTGCTATATCTGATATATTTACTGATTTGCCAGTAAAAGGCGATTATAAGTTTCCGTATATTAAATTAAATTTTAGGGGAGGGAAGATTTTAGTTTGGACTCTGACCACGCTGAAAGGCACAATACCTGATTGGGGTATATCTAGCCTATCAGAAACTGGAATTAGGTCTGTGGAATTAGCCTTAAGTGCTGCGTATAGTGGAGGAATACGCTGTTCTGTAAACACTGGCGTACTGAGCAGGTATAAAATGGTTAATGCGAACCCAAGCACCGAAACTCAGAATTTTCTTGTACCGTATAATGCGTCAGTGAGTGATATTACCGCTGTGTTTTCGGGATTCCTCCCTCAAGGTACGCAGTACTCTAGACCGTCAGTCGCTAACCAAGAGACTTGGCAAATTCAATTCCCTACTGAAACTGAAGTACTAGCCTCTGATCTTAACCTATCTAAAAGTGCTTTTGAGTTTAAGTATATTGATGACTCTATATCGCCATCGGTACTACCAAACGCTAGTGTGTCTCAAACAGGTAATGTTGTAGTAATTAAACAACCACATACTACAGTAAATAGTGCTCAATTTAGACCTAGATCGGTTGCGTTAGATTCTAATGGAGATGTTATTGTAGTTAACGAAGCTGAAAAACCTAGTGGTAATATAAGTCAAAACATAACTTTTGATTCGTTAGGTAGGGTTGAAAGGATATCTCAACTAAAACAAATAACACCAATTAATATATATGCTTCTGACATATGGTCTGATCATTTAGGTAGCTTATATACCACAACAAACATTAGAACAACACGAGGTAGGAAAATTGCTGATCAGCGTATATTGTATAAAATTACAAACAATACGACTTCTCAAATAGCTATCATAGAACGACCATCTTTTGACTCTACTTTATTTATACCCAATAAAACTGGTGATCTTTTCTATTATTCATTGGAATCTTTTGGTGGGAATGGACAAATTGGTATTAATAAAATAACTAACACAGAACAACAATCCCAAGTAATAACTTTTGGTGGTATTGGTGGTACTAAAAGTATGCTTGTTTATGTTGACCCGACCTTGTTATCAGGCTATAAACTTGTTCGTGTGAAGAGTGGTGACACAGAAACAGGGATGTTTGAACTACCATACGACGCACCACTAATTACTTTTAGTTCTATATTTGCAGGATTTCTACCCCCAAACACTAAATTTTTTATGCCCACAATTTCGGGGCAAAGTACTTGGCGTATAGAAATACCGCAGACCGATATATCTGTGTCTTCTGATTTTACTATCCCACAAAGCCCAATTATTTTTTCAATCCAGTCGGAATCAATAGGGCCGCTAGAATTACCGCCGCCACAAATATCTAATTCAAATGGTGTTGTGGTAATTTCGCAACCACATTTACCGCCTTCTACCCTTTCGCAATATAAATTAAATTGTTCCATTAATTGGACTTTGTTGCCTAACCCTAGAAGCGCTCCTATAGTAGATATCATAGCGTCTACGGCGCAAAATGTTCTTTTGGCGTACTATAGTGATGACACGCATGAGATGCTAATTGGACCTAAAGACCTATTGAGTCGTGGGTTTTTATTGGGTAAAACAGTTAAAAAAATAGCAACCGGTAGAAATCATACGTTAGTGCTGTGTACCGATGGTTCATTAGCAAGCTATGGGATTAACACTAGTGGTGTGCTAGGTGTGGGTGTTGGAGTTAGCGAGCTAACACGCCCACGTAGTGTTGTAAGAGGTGTTAACGGTATTCCTAGAGATTTAAAAGTTGTAGATATAGCTGCCGGAGAGTACAGTTCATACGCTGTAACAGATGATGGAAACATATACGTTTGGGGGCATGATAATAGTGGTCATTTGGGGCCAATTGCCAGCGGCGGAATGGTCGGAAACATAAGTCGCCCAGTAAAACTTCTAAAAGACACAATACAAACATTCACAAACCGTTTATTTTTGTCTAGCAAATCACTCCCTTCGGGTTTGCAAATCGACGAAGAGATTCCAACTACTGGTAGGTTATACGGAACCCCTAATAGAGCTGGGTCGTACACGTCAAAAATTAAAGTTGATTACGTTGATATCGTATTAGTTCTTCCTGATGAGTATAAATTTAACTTTAAAGGAACGACATATGTAACATTACCAATTAACGTCGTTGGTGCTCCAACAGAATTGTCTTACCTTACTGAAGTTTCTGATGAAGCCCCCAACCCTACGTTTAACCCTAATGAAACAACTACAGGGTCGAGCACTAGTGAGATTTTGTTACATGGGATACCAATACCAACTTCATCATTGGTATCGCTGTTGAAGTCAGTTAACATACAATTTACAACGACACGTAAGGCAACTACTTCGCCGCTCTCGCAATTTTATAATATCACATTTGGTGGTGTTAGCCTACTAGATTCTATGTTTACTGTAGTTTCAGACTTAAGTACAACAACCAAATTGTCGGTAAAAATATCGAAAACATCTTCCGCAATGTTTAAGTTTGAAACCACAATTAATTGTACGGATGGTAACGGTAAAGAAACCATCGAAGTAACCTCTAAAAGTATTACAGTCAATAATCTTGAAGGGATGGGCCTTAACCTTTATGCAACTAATGCCGCTGGATCAGACGCCCCAATTGTTTCCAACTACGGAGAAATCAAATTCTTAGGATAGACCATTAAAATATGCCCGTATCTCAATTACCTCAAGCACCCTATAGGCAAGACCGTCGGGTTTACCCCACGCCGGATAGTGGTGACGTATTATTCAGTCAAGTAAAGGATTGCACCCGCTCCGAGATTCCTGCATACGGTACCCCGCATCCTGATTCCGTTAAGTGGCCCCACCACAAGCTGGTCTTCGTCAAGCCAGTAGACATCGAGCGCGATGGTATCTTCGAGTTCTTTTACGCTGCGGACAGAGAGGAACAGGACCGCTATAACTTCGCGTTCGGCTACCGTAACATTATTGGCAACGCCGGAGGGCGGGAGCTGCGTGTTGTTATTAGGACCTACCTCACGCCGAGGTCTGACTTCGATCCAGACTTTCCTGCTTTTAAAACACTAATGCCAGACGTGCCGGAAGGTACCTTTGAGGGCGTCAACTACATTTTCTTCGACAAGAAGCAGGCTAAAAGTGAACCGGAATTTGACTCGCTCTACGTTATCGAAGAGCGTACGTACGTCGAGGACGAGTTCCTCAAGACAAAGATTAGCTACTCCGCACAGAAACCGGATCTAATCCCTGATAAGTTTCGGGAGTCTATTCCTAATGTTACTACTGAAGAAATCAAAGAAGGCTATGCCACTTTGCCAGTACTTGCTGGTAACGATTTAGTTTCTTCGGAAGACCAGCTCAACCCTAATGTAAAGGTAGTTAAGACCACATCAAGGACTGAGCCAGACTTGCCAGTTGTCCTACCGGAAGGAGAACTTATTGTTAACGACTACGGCGGAGTTATTGCCAAACGGAAGGAATCTCTTGTTGAAGACGGCACTCACGTGGACTCCGGTTTTGGTGTTATTGAAAGTTCAGTTACACCGTTAGGTAACGGTCAAAGCGTTAAAACCACCATAGAAGTACCGCCCAATACGGCTGGTAACGTGGTATATCCGACACTAAACGGTGTGCAGACAGACCCGAGATACGGTTTGCCGGTATATTTTAACCGTGAAGTTGTATCACTACCCTATAGTGATAAAACCGGTATAGTTAAAAAAGGAGATGAAATACAATCAGTTGAGATAGAACCGAAAGACCAATGGCGTTCTTATAAAAATACAACATATCTGTCCAACCTACCTAAACCGCAAGTGTGGTATGGGTTAAGGCGAGAAAATTTGCCGGATGTTCTTGAGAGTATTGAGGTCATCGGGACAGAAAGATTTATAGCGGTTCCTAAGTGGAAGCGGGTATTGGACTCACCTTTAAAAACTAAATTCACTAGATCTTTTTCGTACGGCCCTCCCGAAAATTCTTTAAATTCGTATACTCCATTCTATGCAACAGAAACTTTTAACGCTTCTTTTGAGTATGATTTAACTTCTAAGTCTAGTAGTAAAAGTTCTAATTCATCTAGTTCTTCTAGTTCGTCCAGTGGCAATCAGTCTGGGTCGCAGACTTCTAGTAATGAATCTAATTCTATTTATAAAGGGTTAAACACTACAGTTACAAACTCCACATCAACAGCCTCTAATACTAATACTAGCACCAGTACTAATACCAGTACCAACACGAGTACCAATACCAGTACTAATACGAGTACCAATACAAGTACTAATACCAGTACTAATACCAGTACTAATACCAGTACCAACACGAGTACTAACACCAGTACCAATACAAGTACCAACACCAGTACTAACACGAGTACTAACACCAGTACCAATACCAGTACTAACACCAGTACCAATACCAGTACTAACACCAGTACTAACACAAGTACTAATACGAGTACTAATACCAGTACTAATACCAGTACCAATACCAGTACTAACACAAGTACTAATACGAGTACTAATACGAGTACTAACACCAGTACTAACACCAGTACTAACACCAGTACTAACACCAGTACTAACACCAGTACTAACACCAGTACTAACACCAGTACTAACACCAGTACCAATACCAGTACCAATACCAGTACTAACACCAGTACCAATACCAGTACTAACACTAGTACCAACACGAGTACTAATACCAGTACTAACACCAGTACTAACACCAGTACCAACACGAGTACTAATACCAGTACTAATACCAGTACCAATACCAGTACCAATACCAGTACTAACACAAGTACTAATACGAGTACTAATACGAGTACTAATACGAGTACTAATACGAGTACTAACACCAGTACTAATACCAGTACTAATACCAGTACTAACACGAGTACTAACACGAGTACCAACACGAGTACTAATACCAGTACCAACACGAGTACTAACACCAGTACTAATACAAGTACTAATACGAGTACCAACACCAGTACCAACACTTCAAGTGGTACTACAACCTCAAATAAAAATTTCAGAGGATCGGATTTTTCTAGGACCAATATTGGGTCTAGAAAAGGTTTTGGACTAATAACGAACAAAAACGGTAGTGGGCAAGCCAGAGAAACAAATACGTATGAGAAAATAGTATCGGGTATTGATGCTGGTACGTCAACTGGTACATCAACCGGAACTTCTACTGGTACTTCTACTGGTACGTCAACTGGTACTTCTACTGGTACGTCAACTGGTACTTCTACTGGTACGTCAACTGGTACATCTACCGGTACATCAACCGGAACTTCTACTGGTACTTCTACTGGTACTTCTACTGGTACTTCTACTGGTACTTCTACTGGTACGTCAACTGGTACTTCTACCGGAACTTCTACCGGTACTTCTACCGGAACTTCAACTGGTACGTCAACTGGAACTTCTACCGGCACTTCTACTGGTACATCAACCGGTACGTCAACCGGTACTTCTACTGGTACTTCTACTGGTACCTCTACGAGCACATCTAACGGGACATCAAACTCCACCACCAACACCAATACTAATTCAACCTCAAATAGTTCTAACGTCTCTAGTTCTGCGACTGCGACAGCAGGATTAAATACATCAGTTTCTGCGTCAACTTCTACTTCTAGTAACCAATCATCGTTAGAATCAACAAGTAAGAATCTATTTTCACTGTCTATCCCTAAATGTTTAAGGGAAAAAATAACTGTGGCATTTCCTTCGGGACACACTATAGTGATCCCAGCTACTCAGCCCACTAAGATCCCTGACTGGTTGCTGGTATCTCAACAATCAGAACACTGGAAATGTGGTGTGTGGGTTACAGAAACCATTGAGGTCTACACTAAATAAACTTAATAGTCGTGTCAGAAAACACTTTAGATTCTTTCCCAAACGAGGACAATAGACCATTTGATCTGTTGTCAGATAATCTCTCATCGAATGATAGAAGAGATCCGCTACACAGTTTATCTCAAATAAATAGTACTAGCAGCACAAATAGCGCAGACGGTACAAAACAATTACTGTCATCAGAAGCGTTAAATACCACAAGCGTATCGGTTTTTGATATTGGAGAATTTAAAAACAACACGTTTGAAGGGGCGACGTTTGCGCCACCGATGCCTGATTTTTTGGGTAATCAAAATAGTGGGTATGTTAGTCCGCAACTATACGATACAATCGCAGACATAAGCAGAGTAACAATACTTGATACGTTTAAGAAAGTAACGATTGACGGCGTCGTACCCCAGATCAGCAATAGCACAATTGATTTTTCGTTAAATAATACTCCTAGGAGTTCTGATGTCACTAACGTAGGTAGTTCGTTTAGCGCGTCTAGTAATCTAAACACCCCAGTTCCTGTTGATAATAGAACTATCAATAATAACGATTTTTTTATTGACGCATTTAAACAACAAAGTCAGATAATTGAAAACTTAACAAGACGTCTAACCGATTTAGAAGAGGCGTTTATACCAACGGAATCGGCACAAGAAACTGACGATAGTGTAAGTGTAGAAGAAACACAAGGGACTGTAGACAAAGCTAAAAGCGTTGTTACTCTTATTCTAGATAAACCAGAAACTAAAATCGGTGCCCCGCAAACTGAAACAACAACTACGAGCAATATAGGAAAAGATGTAAAACTCGGCACCACAGCTGACGAAATAACTAAATCTACTACTCAAAAAGTTACAACTAAATTATCAGATAACGACGTTAAAGAGATAAAAGAATTATCTAAAGAACAAAGCACTAAAGACTCGCCGAATAAAACAACCCCAGATCTACCTGAGACAGCTAACCCAGAATCTATAGTTCTTGAAGATTCATCTGAGACAGCTAATCCAGAATCTATAGTTCTTGAAGATTCATCTGAGACAGCTAATCCAGAATCTAGGGCTCTTGAAGATTCATCTGACACAGCTAACCCAAATTCTAGAGCACTTAAAGATTCGTCTGAGACGGCTAACCCAAACTCTAGAGCACTTAAAGATTCGTCTGAGACGGCTAACCCAAACTCTAGGCCCCTTAAAAAAGACGATAAAAAGGACTCTAACGGGAAAGAAAAAGACCCAGAACAGGAAGGGCAGCAGTTAGATGCTAAAGAAACAGGGATGGTTTTCCCTATTATAATGTCAAGAGCGGATTATAAAGAACACACTGTTGCGTATGTTACGGCTACTGGTCAGCAAGATATTAATATTCAAAGTGGCCATTTGTTTCAAACTCTAAGTGGTTCTGAAAATTACCCAACTGATGAGTATTGGTACCCTAATGTTTTCCCGAAGTTCCCAACAACAAAAGGTCTTTATATTTTAGGTATAGATATACAGGACCAAAACAATCGTGAATTAAAGTGGGTACCAACACAGTCTTGTTAAAGTTATGAAGTACGAGCCTAAAGTTTTATTAAACAATAGTAAAGATAAAGTAAAGCTATTTAATCAGGCTTTTTTTCCGCTTGAAGATTTTCATGCGCTTACGTACAAAAAAATTAGCGGTACGGTTTCTGCTTCTTTTAACGGTTCCGTTACTGTGCAGGTAACTAATGACAGCAATGAATCAGAAACATTTAGTGCATCAGTTAATGACACCCTAACCAAAAGTTTTAGTGGTCTAGGGCCTTGTCCTTCATGTGAAAGGCCTAGTCCTTTTAGTAAAGTTGAATCGGGGACAGTTAATGTATCAGTCGATGAACGTAAACTCAAAGAGGATGGAACAGTAGGTACTGAAACTGTAATTCGACCGGCATTTTCCTCCATTCAAGTTGTAGCTAGCCCTGCATTACGTCCTGCATTACGATCAACACAAGAGAATGGTGCTATTGAAGTAACAGTTGCTGGCTTGATGACGTTTGTAGGAGGAGGGTTTGATATTAGAGCTATTAATGTTTTTAATGGCAGTTATTGTACCTCAGATTTTCCATTATCTATTACCAAAAAAAGCACATCTAGTCAAGACGGAGTTAGACAAGACAGCGTGAGTGGGATGGAGGTGGTGTATAGACAAACTGGGTCCATACGCACAACTTTAACTATTAATTTAAACATAGAATGAAATGTTACACAACCGAAAAAGTAAATGGGGTGCTAGTGTTTGAGGGATACGAGGAGTGTATTCCTGACCAGACATTGTTGGACAAAATATTAAGTCTGACGAAAGCTACCGCTAATTGGGTCAAAGAAGGCGCGCCCATAACAGACGAAGAGACCCTAAAAGTCCGACTCGAAACCTGCAAAGGCTGCGAGTTTTGGGACGAATCCGGCTTCGATAAGACCGGACGCTGCAAGAAGTGCGGCTGTTCCACACAGGCAAAACTCCGCATGGCTACTGAGAAATGCCCTATCGGAAAGTGGTAAAACCGTACTTGACCCCCCACCCTTTTTCCTGTATCCTGTACCCACCATGAAGACCAAGACTAAAAAACAAGTAGCCTATTTGCTTAGTAAAGTAAGCCCCCTGAGCGACAAGCAGCAAGGCAAGCTGAAGGGCGAACTACATTCCGGCGACGTCAAAGTTAAACCCAAAAAGTAATGCCAGCAACCACTGCCAGCCAGCTTGTTCCGCTGCTCGATAAATACATCGAGCCGGACGGCGATTTTAAGAACAGCCTGAATCAGGTTCTTTCGCGTATCTACAACATGGGTACGTATCGAGATCTGACTATTCAGTACAGTTTACCGGTAGTGGATAACTGCATTACGCTACCAGACGAAGCGGATTCTATTCTGCATACTACTGTAAACAACCTACCGGTTCCGGTTCGTGCTCTATGGCACGACTTCAAATCTACAGGTATGGGGGTTGGGGCGTCTGACCTTACGTGGGGTCTAGTTGACGCTGGCTTCCATGCGATTAGGAGGTTGATTGAGACAGCAACCGACACCCTCCATATTGTGCCGTCGGACCAGTCGCCCACTAAAACCAACTTCAATCCAGCTGACGGGGGTACTATCCTTGTTACTGCAACTGACGGCGACAAGCTCTACGCATCTACCACTGACTCCGTTTCGGATAATGATGTCCCGCTTACCTTCTCCGCTCCAATTAATTCGGTAATCAGCATTAGATTTGACGCCCTCACAGACTGGTACGATATCCGAACCACCGCTGGAGATTCCGACACCACCATCGCTACGGTTGGACCAGACTCCGGCGTAACCCGCTATCGGAGATTTCGTCTGAATCGCTCCACTAATGGGCAGACTACCGTGCATGTGCTTTGCAAGCGTGCGTTCCAGCCGATCCGTAACGACGACGATATCGTTTACATCAACAATATTGGTGCTCTCAAGCACGGTCTATTGGGACGCCTGATGGAAGACAACGCCGATATTGAGCGTGCCGAATACCATTGGAACAAATGTATGCTGTTACTAGAAGAAGAGGCGGCAACCTCACGGGGTGCCGCTCTTCCGAGATTGAACGTTGATCCTTACGGCACCGGCAATCTCAATCGTATTTACCAACTGTACTAATGATAGTTATCAAACCTTCCGGTGAAGACCGGAAACAAGCGCGTGCTGAGGCAAAAGCGATGGGCGTGCTCAGAGGCTCCATCGCACGCGGACGCGGCAACGAGATCGGAATGATGGGCGAGATGCTTGTCCACCGCGAGATCGGAGGCAGTAGAGTAGGCGACATAAACTTCGCTTACGACATCACTATGCCAGACGGCGTAACCATTGACGTGAAAACGACTAAGGCCGCTAGTGTGCCGGAACCCCATTATGTGGCTCGCGTGTACGGTGCAGAGTCCAGTGCAGAAAAGATAGGCAGCAAATGTGATGTCTACTATTTCGTTAGGTGTAACCAACAAATGACTCTCGCCACTATTATTGGTTGGTTGCCAGCAAAAGAGTTTATTGCGAAAGCAACCTTCCTGCCTAAAGGCAATGTTGATCCAAATGATGGCAAGCTATCTTTCTCTGATGAGTTTGTGGTACCCATCTCAGAACTGAACCCGCCCTCCGTGAAGATCACGAAGAAGCGGGTTCGTTAGTTCCTTAGAAGTCGCCACCTTGATCGATGTCGTACGCCTCTGAGAGATCAATCTCCCAGATCTTGCCGCCACCTTGACCCTTGCTCCGTACCGGACGGACGTTCTTGTTGTGCTGACTTACCTCTTCGAGGACCGTCATTCCGCGACGGACGAACTCCAGATTTCCGCTGTTGCCGACGCTACGACCGCCGTTACATTCTTGTAGCACAACGGTGAACTCAGTAAGAGTGCCGCGCCACTTGGTAAGAGATACGGTTTCACGGACCTTCTTAGCGAAGAACTCCACCATTTCCGCAATAGCAGAGCGGGAGCTGTTGTCGTAAGCTGCGGCTTCGATGAACGAGTCAATGTAGGTCTTAACGCCAAATCGGTTGGAGTCCTTGATCTCAATCGGCACCTGCCAGTCGTAAAGCCACTTGAGGAAGAACGGAAGTTCGGTGTTGATCGTGTTCTCGACGAACTCATTTGAGCCGAACTTTACCTTGTGTCCGCTGTTGATACGTAACGCAATGATCTTGTCTCGGTTGCTGCTGTCAAGTGACGGCAGAGCGGCAAGGGAGTTGGCATCAAGGTTGAGGGACATCATAACCCTACCGGACCAAGGCAACGGGATAGCGTCCGCATACTTCGCATGGTACTCAAGTCTAGGGTTGGCTACACACCTCTTGGTAAGCTCGACGAACTTGCGCTGATCGGCGTAGGTCGCTGCTGCTGTCTGGTCGTCCACAACCCAAGCGGCAGATCCGCAGAGGTCACGGTTAAAGCTGGTCTTGCCTGACAGATAGTCCGAGGCATCACTAAACCCGCCGACCGAAGCACCAATAATTTTGTTGGTGAGTAGGGTCTTACCGTGTCCGGCTGGTCCCAATAGGATCATCAGTTGCCCTTGATCGAGTCGGCATTCAAGTACCGCTTTGTACAAGCGTTGGAACCACGCTAGGAAATACGGCAGCGTTTCCTTGCCGTCACTGTCCTTTGCAAAGAACGGCATGAGATATGAATGAATCCACGGCCAGTTAGCTGGATCTCCATTGTCAGCTGGCTGCACGGCGTTTGCCCTACAGTTGTTGAGGATCTTCCTGCCGTAGTAGTCAACCACTCGCTCTTTGGAGAACACGACAGGCGCGACCTCTTCGACACGGCAGTCGTTGGATATAGTGAGGATGGCTTGTTCGATCTCCGACACCGTCTGGTTCTTCTTGAGTTTGGGGCTGAAGCCAGCCTTACGGAGTTCGAGTACCAATTGTTCTTTGGGGATTACCACAGGTCCGCCGTTAAGGAGCTTGTAGAATGACTTTCCGTTGAACCAGTACTGGTCTAGTAGAGTAGACAGTTTCTTCTCCTCGTACTGGTCAACGAACTTCTTACCGAAGATCGAACCCCACGACTTGAACCCTGTACCCGCACGGTCTGAGTAGCAGATCATTCCGTCTTCCCGTACCTGACAGCCGTCGCGGTCGATGCCGTCGTCAATCCAGAACAGTGGTCCGCGAGCACCTACGGTGAACTCACCTTTCCATCGGTTCGGGAACTTACGCGCAACTTCCGCTGCGATGTCATCGAGCGGGATGTTGGTTTCGTCGGTCTTGATCGGTGTATCGTTTGCCGATTTCAGCAACACGGTACGGACAAAGGATATGGCAATAGGGTCCCCGATACGGGTCCAGTCTGTGCCTAACTCGAAGTACTGCGACACCTTCAAGCTGGTCTTGTCGAAACCAGCAAGCAGCATCGATGCTTTGAGCGCGTCACTCAACCGCTTCATAAAGGAGTCGGCAAGTGCTGGAGCGAGTGGGAGTGGCTTGTCAAATTCCCACACAAGTCGGATGTAGCCGGACTGAGTTTTGGTACGCCATGTTGGCATGTGTCCGCCCTCGCAGCGGATCTTGAGAGTCTCGTCGATCTTGTCCCAATCGACAGGAGCGTCGAAGTCAGCGACAAATCCGTGTATCTTATGGACTGGATTGTCTTCGCTGATGCGGGCGTTTGGGCTGTCGCCCTCTGCCATAGAATAGAAACAGTGGTCGGTGTTTGCATCGGCGCACCATGCCCGATACTCAGCCTTAGAGGCAAACTGTGGTTTGTTAAACGATAGGTTTGATGGGTCGTTGATTACGGTTACTGTAGTTGCGCGATGATTTTTAAGGTATCTGTATTTCATAAACGTTGTGTCGGTTGATGACGTGCCGACTGCACGGTTGTTATTTGGTATAGTAATCAAGAATGTGCCCCTCAGCAGCAACCGGAATATCCGGAATCCACTGCGGTGGTGTGTGCATGATTTCAAGGATCTTTGCGAGAGCTTCTTCGGCTTGTGCCTCCGGTACTTCGCAAACCATTTCGTCATGAACGTGCAGGATAACTGGAAATCCCGCCGCGTCAACGCGGAGCATCATGTCTGAGAAGATGTCTCTGGCTAAACCTTGAGACAAGTTTTCAGTAAGGATACCACCCCACAAGGGGAAGTCCCGCAGCTGTCCGTTACGGACGATCTTTCCGATGTGGCGGAATCGATTGACCGAACCAGCCTCCTTCATCCGCTTGATCTTTCCATATCGGAGTGATCGACCGGACGGAAGCTCTAGCTCGAAAGGCTCTCCGACAGCACAGGCGGTTGCCATATTCTGGTCGAGTGAACGCCAGAACTTCGGCACTGTCGGCATACGGTCGCGGTACAGCTTAACTGCTTTCTCTGCTTCTTCGATGGGCATACCACTGAATGTAGAGAATTTGGTGGCCCCCATTCCGTATCCGCAGCCCAACGCGATTGATTTCACCTTGTGCCGCAGCTGCTTGTCGTACTCTTTCAACGGACCGTTGTCCGGATTGTGTAGTCCCAACAGCACACCGAACGCATGGTAGATGTCGTCCGAATCGCGGATAAGGTTTAGGGCTTTCCTGTCTTCAGCAAGCCAGCACAATGTGCGCACCTCGATTTGTGAAAGGTCAACGACGACCAGCTTGTAGCCCTCTTTGGGTCGGATCATGTGGCGGAAGTTGACTCCGAACATCTCATCCCTCGGAAGGTTTTGCAGGTTAAGGTTGCCGCCGCTGCCACTGAATCGGGCTGTCGGGTTGGCTCCGCAGTACATCAGTCCGCCGTAGTACCTGCCGTCAGGCATCGTACCGGAATCGAACGCTTCGAGCTTACGGAGGAATGCGTTGATGCGGCGGTAGTTTTGCACGCCCCTTGCCCACGGACATGCGTCTTGGAACGCAGCAAACCATTTGTCGGCATCTTCATTACCAGCAGCAATAGAGGCTGGTGGTTCGATGCCTTGCTTACGGCACTGCTCGTTGAACGCTTTGCGTGATAGCGGGGTATGCTCCGAAATCCACGGAATGGACTGCTCTGCGTTGAATAGCTCAGTACGAATATTCTCAAGGTTCTTCTTGAGGAGTTCAGTGTCAATCGGAATGCCGCGCTGCCCGACTCTGCGATTCAAGTAGCTGATATCCCGCTCAACTTGAGGCCATTTATCGGACAGTTCTTGCCACAAGCGCAAACAGAGTTCGGAGTCTTTAACTGCGTACTCGGTGACTTCTTTTTTAAAGTCATCTGTCATCGCGGCCCATTGCTTGCCCTTCATGTTGTCGCGGGTAGTCTTGTTGACTTCCAGACCGAACACGGTGGCTGAGGCGTTTTTGAGGGATCTCGGTAGACCTAAGAATGCAGTCATGTCTGCGGTGCAGTGCCATTCAGCAGGACTGCATGGCTTGAACCAACCGACTTCTACGCCATACAGATAGAGGCTTTGGTCGAATGCGGCGTTGTGGGAAAGCACAGCGTGGTCGGTAAGGATCGACCAATCAAATTCTCTCGGACATCCGGCATAGACAAACCCGTCATCGCCTACAACGGTAATCATATAGGCGTCGAATAGTGGGTGTGAGAAATAGCCTCTAGGGCCTAAAGTTGTGATGGAGCAATCCCCATCGTAGTAGGACTCAAAGTCCACTGCGTAAGTTATCATATGTGTCGTGAGGATAAAGTGAACCCGCACAATACACCTAATGAGTGTACTGTGCGGGTTGGGTGTAGTTATTCTACTTCCAGATCAAACTCCAGTTGTTCCGGAGCAAGTCGGATGCGGTCCATCTCGTTATCGAGGGCAGTCGCCACAAGATTCAAAGATGCTTTCTGGACCATCAACTCAGTAATCTGATCGTTGAGTTGGCGGATATCGCCGTCGATCTTAGTGATTACGGTGCGGATGGAGTCCGACTCCCGCTTAAGGAGCGTGAGTGGGTTATCAAGTACGATCGCGCCCATTAGTCATTCCCTCCTTTGGTAAGACGTGCAGCGAACTCTGCGACTTCGGCTGGTGCGTCGTCCTTGGTGTGTGCAAGGGTAGGAACATACCAGCTGTATTTCCCTTTGGACATCAGTTCGGTACCGAAATTCCAGAAGCGTGAAGCGATAGGAATGTTGGGGTTGAACGTCGAGAAGGTGAACAGGCGCTTGTAGGTCAAGCGGTATGCGTCCTTCTGAACGGTGATGCGACCGATCTGGTAATTGGTATCACCAATCGGGTAGGGGAACAGGGTATCATCTTCACCGATCTGTGGGATCAAGAGGATGATTTCTGCGAACTCAGTCACGTCGTAACTGCTTTCGGCAGCGAGCGACTTGGCATCCAGTTCGTTGGACACAATCTTGGGGATGTAGTCCTCGCCGAACGGAACGTCTTCTTTCCACCGCTTGATAGCTCCGATCACGACTACCGGAGTTTTTTGTTCGGCTTCAAGGAGAACGGAGTCCTTGTCGATAACGACTGAA